ATTGGCTGGACATGTGGATTAGGTATGTTCGGTAACTTTATCACAATTCCGTTTTCTAACTTTGTATTGGCTCTAGCAGGTATAGATATTGTTATACCTTTAGTACCACTAGAAACTATGATGCCTGTCCTTATGGGTATGTTAGGTTTAGGTGCAATGCGCTCATTTGAGAAGACAAGGAAATAAGTAGCTGATGTTAAAAAACTTTACTATGCCTGAAGACTTTAGTATTTTTGACTACGATTTAGCTGATCTTTTAGGTGGTGATTTTGATCTTTCGGGTACTCCTGTAGACTTAGGCTTTGTCCCTACATTTGAAGTAAGCCCCGGAACAGACAACTACTACACTCTTACAGGCGGTATTTCGGAATATAAAGAAAGATTACAGGAAGGTGCGGACTACGACAAAATAGATGATGTTGATAAAGTAGACGATTTTTACGATCAGTCATTCCAGAGTAACTTATCAGCAATACAAGTAGATCCAGAAACTTACCTTAGAGAAACAGCATCTCCTGCTTACCTCGCAAACTGGCAGGGTAGACCAGAGCAGCAAGCAGCAGAAGATGTCTATGGCAGTATAGCAATTACTGACCAGCAGGGCACACAGCAGGCTGTTAGCGATTACTATGGTTATGATGTACAAGCAGATGCCTTTGATAAAACTATTGAAGACTTTGGTGGAAACTACGGAGAACATACTGGCGCTTCTCAAGAAAAAATATCAGAGTTTCAATCAATTATCAAGCCTATCCTTACTGAGCAGATAGCTTTCTTACAAACTACAGAAGATCTTTCCTATCAAGATGCTCTTGTAGAGGCTTACAATAGAGACCCTATGGTACAGTCGTTGTACGCAAAGTATGACGTAACTCCTTTCCGTCAAACATCAGACGGTTCTACATATCTTTACGATCCTCTTAGCTTTTCTGAGATTAGAACTAAAGAAGTAAAAGATACTGGGGTACAGGACGGCTTAAAAGCTCTAGCAATCATGGTAGCAACGGCTGGAGCAGGCAGCGCACTAGGTGGCTATCTTGCCGCCAGTACGTCTATGTCAGCACCTCTAGCTAATGCAGTTGGGTCTGCTGTAGCTTCTGCTGGGTCAACACTGGCTACTGGAGGAGATACCAGTGACATCCTACGTTCTGCTATTTTAGCGGGTGCTGGAGGTTACGGAGAAGGCTTACGTCAGGTTGCGGAAACATCTCAGGCTCTTTCAGCCGCCGGTATGATGTCTGCAAATAGTCCAGCGTTAATAGCTGAAGCAGCAAAAGCCGCAGAAGATTTAGAGAGATTTAACAAAGTTGTGAAGACAGCTAAGTTTGTAAATGCTGCCGTAAATGATGATGTCCTTGGTGGCTTTGTAGATTTATACGGTTCACAGCTTACAAATAAAGCATTAGATAAACTGGGATTAGATCAGAAGACACTAGACGCTAAATACGGCGGCATACAGCGTGATGATATGACCGCTGGTCTTGTTAAGATGCAAAGACGATTAGCAGGTGGCGCAGACTTTGAAAGTGCTTTAATGGACGGCTTTGGTACATATGTACGTAAAGGCGGTACACTAGGTCTTGACATAGATACTCCTGAGTTTATAGAACGCATTGGAGACGTTATCAAAGAGGCAGGATCATCTTTTGATGACTTTGTTCTACAGCCACCTAAAAAAGCAATTGAAGCACTATTGTCCTCTCTACCAGATAAGACACCTGAGCAAGTTAAAGCAATTGAGGACTACGCAAGAACAGTAGGTTCCAAGGCTGAAGACGTAGCTAGAGAAACAGTTGCAGTTGTTGATGAGCCTATTCAAGAAGCAGGACAGGCTGTAGCAGAAGTTGCTCAAGAAGTTAAAGAACAAGCTGAAGAAGTATACGAGCAAGTTGATCTCCCTACAGGCACGACTCCTGAAGGCTCAGATATTCCTGAAGCAGGATCAATGGGCCTTTCTGGTGTAGATGCAGATTTAGATTTAGACCTAGACTTTGATTTCCAAGCCCCTGAGTTTGGTGAAATAAGTGAAGGACTATTTAGTGATTACCTGTCTAAGTACGCAGATCCGGGTCTTTTAGAGCGCAGAAGGTTTAGAGGCTATACAGCACCTCAAGGAATGTTTAGGAATATAGTATGAGTACCAGTTATTTAAGCATAGTCAACGAGGTACTACGTAGGCTACGAGAAGAAGAAGTATCCACAATTACACAGAACACCTACAGCAAGATGGTAGGTGACTTTGTTAACGACGCAAAGCAGATTGTAGAAGACTCACATCAGTGGTCTACACTACGTACAACTATTGTAGTACCTACTGTAGCAGATACTACAGAATATAGCTTGACAAACGCTGGAGAACGTGTTAGAATATATAGTGTCATTAACGACACATCAAACTTCTTTATGCGTTATGAGTCACCTAACTGGTTTAACAATGCTTATTACATCTCTGGTGAAGTAACTGGTAGTCCTGATTCATATACCTTTAGTGGTATTGACGGTAACAGTGATACTAAAGTAAAAGTATACCCTAAGCCATCAGGTGTCTTTAACTTACGCTTTGATTTAATTGCTAGAGAAGATGAACTGTCTTTAGATACAGATACTACAGTTTTACCTAAGAACGCTATAGTACACAACGCTGTAGCTTTGTTGGCTAGAGAGCGTGGTGAAACTGGTGGAACTACAGCACAGGATTACTTCTTGATTGCAGACAGACATCTATCTGATGCTATTGCTTTAGATGCCTATAAGAATCCTGAAGAGTTTATCTGGACTACTCCCTAATGGCTCAGAACAGAGAACACATATACATTGCTGCTCCGGGGTTCAAAGGTGTTAACACTCAAGACTCTCCTGTAGCTCAGGATGCGACCTTTGCTGCTATTGCTGAGAACATGGTAATAGATAAGTTTGGTCGTATTGGTGCGCGTAAAGGTCTGAAGAAACTAACGACCAGTGCTACACCTTTAGGATCTAGTGATGGTATTGAGTCTGTCTTTGAGTACGTTAAGAGAGATGGCACTAAGATAGTATTCTCTGCTGGTAACAACAAGATATTTACAGGAACTACTACACTAACTGAAGTAACGCTCCCCGGTGGCTATAGTATTACTGCTAACAACTGGAAGATCGTCAGCTTTAACAACGACATTTATTTCTTTCAGCGTGGACATGCTGCATTAGTAAGTGTTGCTGGTAGCACTACTCTTGTAGCAGTAACAGATGGTGGTCATGCAGCACCGGCAGGCAATGAAGTATTAGCAGCTTTTGGTAGACTCTTTGTAGCGGATGTAACAAACAATAGTTACACTTTATATTTCTCTGATTTACTAGACGGAGATAATTTCCACGGAGGTACTTCAGGTTCTTTAGACGTTACAACGGTATGGCCTACAGGTTACGATGAGATTGTAGCGTTGTCAGAGTTTAATGACTTTTTAGTTATCTTTGGTAAGCGTAGCATTTTATTGTATTCTGGAGCAAGCTCACCGTCTACTATGACACTAGCTGATGTTATTACTAACATTGGCTGTATTGCTAGAGACAGCGTACAGTCTACAGGATCAGACCTTATATTCTTGTCTGACTCTGGTGTCCGTAGCTTGGGTAGAGTCATACAAGAAAAGTCTAACCCTATTGGTGACGTATCTGTAAATGTACGTGATGACTTAGTACAGGCAGCGGCAGTAGAGACAGGTAACATTAAGTCAGTCTACAGTGAAGAGAATGCTTTTTATCTGCTAATCTTACCTGAAGTTAACAACCTTGTGTTCTGCTTTGACATGCGTGGTAAGCTAGAGAATGGAGCTAGTAGGGTAACTACATGGCCGTTTACTGGTATCTTGTGCGCTACAACTACGGACAACAATGAAGTTTACTTTGGTAACTCTAAAGGTATCAATGAATACTCTGGTTTCCTAGACGATACTTCTACTTACACAATGAAGTATTACACCAATGCTCTTTCGTTTGGTGACGCTAGTAAACTAAAGATTCTAAAAGAAATAACATTTACTATTGTAGGTGGTCAAGGCACAGACCTATTGTTAAACTGGGGTTACGATTATACTGAGGGATACACCAAACAACTGTTAACAGTAGACGATGCGTCTATTGCAGAGTACGGTATCTCTGAGTACAACGTAGCAACCTCGCAGTACAATGCGTCTATCATTGTAAACAAAGCAACAACTAAAGCTACTGGATCTGGCAGAGTAGTCACTATTGGTTTAGATGCCACGATTAATGACAAGTCATTTTCAATACAAGATGTAAACATTGAAGCATTCATAGGTAGAACAATTTAATGAGTAATTATACTAAGACTACAAACTTTGCAGCAAAGGACTCACTACCTTCAGGTAACGCTGCTAAGATTGTTAAAGGCACTGAGATTGACACAGAGTTCAATAACATTGCTACTGCATCAGCAACTAAAGCAAACGCTAACAATGCTGCACTTACAGGTACAACTGTATTTGAGACGTTGTCGGATGGTACCCTTAGCATCACAGGATGGGTAGATGAAGATAACATGTCTTCGGACAGTGCATCCCTTGTGCCTACACAACAGTCAGTCAAAGCATACGTAGACTCACAGGTTACTGCACAGGATCTTGATGTAACTGATGGCTCCACAAGTATTGACATTGACTTGGACTCTGAGTCTCTAGGTATCTTAGGTGGCACAGGTATTGACTCTACTGCTTCAGGTACTGGAGTTACTCTAGCTATTGATNNACTGTAGCTACTCTAGCAGGCACACAGACGCTCTCTAACAAGACTTTGTCTACCCCTGTGGTATCAGGTAACTTAACTACTGACGGCCTTGTAGACGGACGTGACGTAGCTACAGACGGTGCTAAGTTAGATGGTATTGAATCAGGAGCAACTGCTGACCAGACTGCTGCTGAGATTAAGACTGCCTATGAGTCTAATGCAGACACTAATGCCTTTACTGACGCTGATGAGTCCAAGCTAGATGGTATTGAAGCTAGTGCAGATGTAACTGACACAGCTAATGTAACTGCTGCTGGTGCCTTGATGGACAGTGAGCTTACAAGTGAAGCATCAGTCAAAGCACTGAACCAAGGCGTAGCTACTACAGATAGTCCTACGTTTGCTGGTGTTACTGCACCTATTACAGGTAATGTCACAGGTAATCTTACTGGTAACGTAACTGGCAATGTCACTGGTAATTTAACTGGTGATGTTACAGGTGATGTAACTGGTGACTTAACAGGTTCTGTACTTACTGCTGCACAGACTAACATTACAAGTGTTGGTACTCTAGGCAGCTTAACAGTATCTGGTGACGTTACAGTAGACACTAACACACTGAAGGTAGACTCTACTAATAACCGTGTAGGTATTCTTAACTCATCACCTGATGTATCCTTAGACGTTGGTTCAGCCACTGATGCTATGCACGTACCTGTAGGTACTACTGCACAACGTCCTACAGGTGCTGCTGGTTACTTTAGATACAATAGCACTACAGGTGGATTTGAAGGCTACACAGACGCTTGGGGAGCTATTGCTGGCGGTGGTGGTGGAGTAGCACCTAGTATTGACACAATGACAGGTGATGGTTCTGATACTACACTTGCGCTTACTAATGCTCCTGTTAATGAGAACGCTACTTTTGTAACTATTGATGGTGTAGCTCAACACAAAAGCACCTATAGTGTCTCTGGTACTACTTTAACATTCTCTACTGCACCTCCTACTGGTTCTGCTGTAGAAGCTATTACACTTAACACTACTACAATCAATACTGCTTCTATTCTACAGGATGCTGATGGTGATACCAAAGTACAAGTAGAAGAGTCCAGTGATGAGGACAAGATACGCTTTGATACTGCCGGTACTGAAAGAGCAGTTATAGATTCTAGCGGTTTAGACGTAACGGGTACTGTGACTGCTGATGGTGGAACAATTGTCTCTACAGGCTCAGATGCTTTTTCATCTAAAGCTGTAGGCGGCTATGCAGTTCAAGCGTATCAAGACGCTACTTCTTCAGGACACACGGCACTTGACTTACGTTCTGACGCAACCACTGACACTCGTTATTTGATTCGTGGCTACAATGATGCTGCAGGAACACCAACAGAAGTGTTTTCAGTAGGTGCTGATGGTAGCGCGTTTCTAAACAGTAACGTGGGTATTGGTACTAGCAGCCCAACAAGAGCTTTATCAGTCTTTGGCGATACTGCTGGCGTTATTTCCATTACATCAAATTCTACTGACGGTATTTCGTCTTTATCGTTTGGTGATACGGCAGACGATAACGCGGGTAGAGTAAACTATCTGAACGCTTCAGATGCTATGCTATTTTACACGGCAACTGCAGAACGCATGCGCATCGACTCATCAGGCAACGTGGGTATTGGTAGTTCGCCTGCAAGCGCACTTTCTATATATAGAGCATCAGGTGTTAACGCATATATTGAGGTTGCAGGTAACAATAACACGCCCGGCTCCACTTCAATGCTTTTTGGGCAGGACGGTAGCAACTACGGATATTGTTGGAACAGGGGTAATCAAGCCGTATTATTTGGTACTAACGGCACAGAACGCATGCGCATCGACTCTAGTGGCAACTTGGGTTTGGGTACGTCCAGCACGGCTGCAAAATTACATATTAATGAAGCAGCAAATAAAAGCGAAGGCGACGCACATTTTAGGATACAGGGGGCAGGATACTCTGGTTTTCACTGGCTAGATGCCACTGCATATTACATAGGTCAAAACTCAAGCTCTAGAAACCTTCGTCTTTACTCCGGTGCTGAAACTGCCGGTGTAAACCTAAGTAATGGTGGAACAAGCTGGGGCACATTCTCTGATGAGCGTCTCAAGTATGATATAGAGCCTGTTGAGAATGCACTAGAAAGCCTAAGTGAGCTACGTACAGTCAAGTACAGGCTTAAAAATGTTGATGAGCCTGATTCTCAGAAAAAAATAGGTGTAGTTGCACAAGACCTTGTCGGGGTTCTGGATGAGGTTATCGACCCATTACAAATTAGCGGCGATGACACAGAGTACATGGCAGTCCGGTACACAGAACTTGTGCCTGTGCTTATTAAAGCAATCCAAGAACAGCAAGAAACAATTGCTGCACTAGAAGCTCGTATAACCCAACTGGAGAATAACTAATGGCTTTAACAAAAGTAACAGGCGGCCTATTAGGTAACCTCCCCACAGGCACAGCTAACGTAGCAGTAGGTGATACTGCACTGGATAGTATTACTTCTGATGCTCAATACAACGTAGCCATTGGTAGTGCTGCGGGAACAGCAGTCACCACGGGTGTCAAAAATGTCCTAATCGGTGGTAGTTCTGGCGATGCTTTAACTGACGCAGACCAAAACGTAGCTGTGGGAAATCTCACGCTTTCTGCTGACACATTAGGAAGCCACTCAGTTGCCGTGGGTAATAACGCTTTGCGGCGACAAAACTTCACTACTGCTACGGACACTTACAACGTGGCTGTAGGCGACGATGCTGGTACGCAAATCACCACGGGTATTCAAAATACTCTCATCGGTGGTCTTTCAGGTGATGCTCTTACTGTTGGAAGCAACAACACGGTGGTGG